TTGCTCAAACGTGTTGTCGTCGCAGTATTCGGTCAGAATGCGGAAGTAACCCTCGCCAAAGGTGACCTGGTTGTTGCAGGCGGTGTCGTAGGCCACATCCGCATCCGAGATATACTCAATGTGCCGCACCAAACCGTTGAATATCTCGGCCACTTCCACGTCGGCTTTGTCGTCGGCGGGAATAACTTTACCCGACGGGCGATTTTGCCGCTGGTCGTTGGTCACTTGCAAGACGTGCTGCGGCAGCTTGTTGATGGTCAGGCAGGGTCTGGCGTTGATCGTCTGGCCTTGCACCGAACCACGGGTCGCCAGCACGTCAGCGGGCCACTGCCACTGGTTATCGGGCGAGGCCGCGCGGAAGCGCAGGTCGTCCAGCTCATCCTCACGGGAATCCGAATACGCGGAGATCGCCATTGTAAGGCGTGTCCGCATTGTTGCCAGCATGTCGCCGTTGTCACGGTCAGACTTAGTGCCGCCTGACGAGAATTCGCCAGCTTCGTTAATCCCCGTGTCTTGATAGGCCACTACTTGCCTTTCTTTTTAGCCGCCGCAGCGCGCTTGACCGAATAAGCTATTGCCACGGCTTGCTTGATCGGCTTGCCCGCAGCGACTTCAGCTTTGATGTTCTTGCGAAAGGCAACGGGTGATTTTGATTTGACGAGTGGCATGATTAGCACTTCCATCGTTTAAGGGATGCTTTTGCACGTTCTGCCGGGCCTTTGGCTTTAGCCACCACGCCAGACATACGGGCGCAGAAGGACGCTTTGCGCCCTTTGTCGGCTGATGTTTTGGGGCTTGGCGCCGGTGCCTTCAAGTTGCTGCCGGTAGCATTGTTGTACCGCGCGCGGCCCTTGGCGGTCAGGCCAGCGCCCTTGCTGACCGGCAATTTCTCACCACGGCCCACCGATAACGATACGCTTTTCTTCATGACCCCATCCATGAGCTGGTTGCGCCGGCGTGCGACGACGCGCTGCGTCGCACAGGCTCGCGGTATTCGCGGTGCGCGACGGGGAAGGCAAAAGTAACGGCCAGCGCGTCAGCAGCGTCCGGTGAGGCCAATCCACGACTACGCATCTCTTTTTTCCCCTCAAGGAAAATGGTGCCGCTGCTGTTAGGCTTCTTCATGGGGCCGACCAGATCGGCTTTTAGCTGACGGTCGCTCGGAATAGACGCTGTTTTCAGCCATTCCTTCATGGTGCCCCACATTTCAGCCCGCTTGTTGCCCCACATAATGGAGTTCTTGGCCTTCCAGCCAAAGTTTACCCCGCGTACCTTATAACGCTGCTCTGTGAGCCTGTCAAGTATGCCGTAACCGAGGCCACCTTCGTCGATAATCGACAGCGTGGGCTTGAATTCCTCGATGGCGTCGATCACCCGCCCGACGATGGTCATAGTGTCCTCGCCCGAGTAGCGTTTGATCGCCACAATGTCGCGCCCTTGGCGCACCACCAGCACGGTCGAGTCAGCACCGCCCCGCGCGGGGTCGATTCCTAATACAATCGGTGCCGTGGTGTCCTTCCAGCGGTCGCGGTGCATGGCATCCTCGACCAGCATGGGCTTAATAAACTGATCCTCGCCCGCGTCGGGGAATTCCCCATACACCTCGACCTTGGCCTGTGGGCTGTCCTCGCCGTATTCCGCAATAATCTGCTCGTAGACCTGCTTGTCGGTGTCCTCGACGGTGCGCGCGTCTACACTGCGGGTGTTCCAGAACGCCCGTTTGGCGTGGAAGCACTCGAAGAAGTAGCCTTCGTTGCGGCGCGGGTTGCTGAAGGCAAACCAATAGCGGTCTGGCGTGTTCTCGGTAAAGAATCCGGCGCCGACTTCCCATATTGGATTCGGTATGCCGCTGGATTCATCGAAGATCAACATCATGCCGTCTTGATTGTGGACACCGGCGTAGCTGTCTGGATTCTCTGCCGACCACAACTTGCCCTCTGCGGCCCAGTAACGTGTGCCTTTCTTCAGGTCACGCTCGACCAGCTCGCACAGCCATTGCGCGGGCACCAGCTTGGTTGCGCTGATCTCGAACCAGTGGTTGTTGATGGTCATCGCCGCCCACTTGGTCAGCTCGGCCCAGGTCACCGAGCGCAGTTGGCTCTCCGAGTTGGCGCTGATGACGATGCTGCCGCCGATGCGGGTGGTCAGCATCCACAGCACCAGCCAGCTCACCAACGCCGACTTGCCGATCCCGCGCCCTGATGACACCGCCTCCCGCAGGGTGTCCATCTGGATCTTGCCTTTGTTGCCCGCGATGTGCGCCTTGATGTCGCGCAGCACTTCCCGCTGCCACTTGCGCGGCCCGGCAAAGTTAGCTAGGGGCGTGTTTTTTTTGCCCCAAGGGAACGCCAGTAGAACAAACGCCTCAGGGTCGTCACATATTTGCCCAGACCATAACTCGACCATCAGCTTTTGCTCGTCCTCCGATGTGTAGATGGGCTGTTGCATCAAGACGGCCTGTTGGGGTGAAGTTTACTTGCGGCGGCAAGGTAGGCATTGCTGGCGGCAGTTGCGTCATCAAACGCGCCTAAAAAATATTGCTTACCATTAGCGGATATTCGCGCCCGCCATTTACCCCTTTGGCTACACCAAGTAACACCTTTATGCCCAGACACACTACCGCAGTAAGTCCCCGTGTTTTGCATATTTTCGCTACAGGTAACCATCCGCAAATTATTTATTTTGTTGTTGGACGGGTTACGATCAATATGGTCTAAGTGCATATTAGGAAATACACCGTATTCATGCAGCCAAGCTAAACGATGAGCAGAATATTTTGTGCCGGCTATTTTAATTCTTACATACCCTCTAGCGTCGTTAAAGTGCCCCGCAACAGCGCCAAGTACGCCGCGCTGGCCGCGTTGGCAGGCATTTGTAAATACGCCGGTTGCCGGGTCGTAGTGCAAAAGTTCTTTAAGCCGCGCTTGCGTTAGAATGTTGGTAGCCATGCGATGTGTCCTCATCGTTATTGGTTAGAAGCCCCACTCCGTTATCGCGGATTGGGGTTTCGTCTATTATAGCACTACCCTGTATCACCCTTGCGCGGGCTTCTTCCAAGGCGGTCAGCACACTGATCTTCTGATAGACGTCCACACTGATCTCGGTCTTGGCCGTCCAACCATGCACATGCTGCAAGATTGCCAAGCTGGCCTTGGCGTCGCCGCCTTCAGACGCCTCGTTCAGTCGCCGGGCAGCTTGCAGTTCATTGTCAGCCTTGCCCTTTTGTGCGGCCATCTCGGCCATTGGGTCAAATTGGCACAATTGTCTATATTCCGTAGGCAGCATCCCCGCTGCCAACGCCAGGGCATCTCCTTTTAACCCTAAATTAGAAGCAGCATATATAGCGTTCAAACGCTGTTCGGTCGCCTTAACGACGCGGGGTGTAAAAGGGAGTGACTTGAACATAGCCCGTTTATAGCACGACTGTTTCCCGTTTGCCAATAGGACAATTTGACCTATTGCATGTGCGGGCTGATGTGCGGGCTGTGGTTTGCAAGGCGTCTACATGCGTGTTTGCATTTTTTAAAAAAAATTGTTTGTGGAGGGTGCCGTGACCGACACGCCTGGCGCTCGGCCCTCCCTCCCCCCTCGATTCGGGCAAGCCGCGCGCGGGCCGGCAGACCGGCAGACCGGCAGACCGGCAGACCGGCAGACCGGCAGACCGGCAGACCGGCAGACCGGCAGACCGGCAGGCAGGCAGGCAGGCAAACATTTTGCATGTAGTCTTTTGGCAAATACCAGTTTGCGGTTTGCCGTGCGGACTGGCGGGCTTGCCACCTATTGCACAAATTGCACAATTGCACATGCCGGAAAAGTCGCGGCCACGCCAGCGCAGCGGTAGCGCGCGCGCCCCTATTTTTCGGTACTGCTATATATACCCATTTTATAAAATATAGGGGTCTAGAAATTAAGCTAATATGTGCAATCAGTACCATCTCCCCCTAGCATCACGCCCCTTGCACACTGCAATCAATGCCGATATTTAGGCGATTACTTACAAACAGAAAATATTTTCATCATTTGTCTTGCAAGGCCTTGCAAATTGTGTAAAATGGATTCCGCAGCACACGATAAACTAAACTAAAAGGGCTTACAAAATGAACAAATCAGAATTGCGCGAAGTTTCCAAAACTCTGCAACATGGCGCGACACTTGGCAAAGATTACATGGCGCGCGCATTGTCGGCGCTGTATCGCAGCGCGCGCACCACCAAAAGCCAAAACGAAATTTTAGCTATTGCACTCGCGTATAGCGTGGTGAGCAATTCAGAATTTAGAGTTTAAACCGCAACAAACCGCGCCAAGTCAAATTGGCGCGAAACTAACCTAAACTGAAAGGCCTTACAAAAATGCAAACCTTACACGCACTGGCGCCCATGCTACAAGGTAACCTAGCGAACGATACTAACGGTGATATCGTTATCGTATATGCTGACGCATGGGCAGCTGCGTACTACTTCGTGCACGGCGTACTTGTTTAAACCGCTGTATCCATGCGCGCCAATTCCGGCGCGCATGTTAGTAAACTAAACGAAAAGGAAACTCTATCATGGCTACCGTAAACCTCTACCGCACCAAACTCAAAGCCGCAAGCCGCTTTATGGCAGTGCAAGATATCCGGTACTACCTTAACGGCGTACTGATCGAATCGAACGACGTCCAAACGCGCATTGTCGCCACCGACGGGCATACGATGTTTTGTGGTTACGACGACGCAAAAGGCGATAACGTCGGGAGTTTCGCGGGCATCATGCCGTCGGATACCGTCAAACAAATATTGGCCTGGAAAGCAACCTATAAAACCGCCAATGATGCACCGGTGATAATCACCACGTGCGACGATCCAGCGGGCGAACATCGTGCGGAATGGTGCGGTAACGTGTGCATTTTCCGCCTGATAGAGGGAAAATTCCCAGATTACACTCGCGTAATACCGCAGGCGGTATCCGGTCTCGCAGGAAACTATAACCCCGATTATCTGGCGCGCTGTAAAGCAGCGGGCATTGATCTAGGCAATTCCAAACTCTACGGAATCAATCTCACGCAAAATGGCGACGGGCCTGCGCTTGTCACGTTTAGCCCGCAGGCTTTCGCCGTGATTATGCCAATCAGGGGTGAGCCGGGCGACATTGGCGCCGCTGAGTGGGCGCGCGCTAAACTGACAGAGGAGGTAGACTTTCCCGCGCTGCACGCAGAAAAGGCTAAAGCCGCAGCGTAGCACGCGACCGCGTTACGCCTGGCTCACGCCGGGCGTAATCGGGCGCGCGTTATGCGGGCCAATAAACTAACCTACTCTGAAGGGTAAAATCATGGACAAAAAACAGGCAATCATCGGCGCGCTATACACTTTCATCGGCCAGCGTCCGGGCTTAGAATTCGGCAATTACGGCGACGTGCCAAACTACCGCGCCGAAGTGCGCGCCATCGGGCGCGACCTGACGCAAGCGCGGCAGCTCCTGCGCTACGTTGATCTGCGCGCCAGTATCACCGCCGACGATATCATCAAAGCGAGCGAGAGCGCATATAGCGGGCGCTTGACGATCACGGCCAGCGACGACGGCAAGGTGTTAATCGACTATTGCACCGGCCAGTACTTTCCCACCGAATACCGCAAAGCGGCGTGCGCTGTGCTCTCGCAAGCTATTTGGGCCTGGACAAGCGCGCACGCTATGCCCGCGCCGACGTTGCACCACAACAGCGAAACGGGCGAAACCGTCCAGCGGTTTAAGGGCTTGCGCGTAGGCGACTACCTGCGCGCATCGTTCAAGCGCGAATTCGGGCGCGGCATGGCGTCGCGCTGGTTTAACTAATTCAACGGCCCGCCCGTGTGCAGCAGAGAGCCGCGCGCGCGCATACTACCCGCACGAAACCACAGCGGCGCGGGCGGGCCACCTACACTACGAAAGGTAAAATAATGCTATACCATATGCGAGACTGTAAACACATCAAGCCCGCGCAAGCGGGCGAAACACTCGCCCAGGCGCTGCTAGTCTTTGCGTTTGCCATGAGTGCTACTGCGCTGGCCCTCGCCATCGGCGCGGCGGTAGTCTGTACATGAATGTAAAAAACGCGATCCGGCCACCGGATATGACCTGCCAGCACTGCGGCGGTAAGGGGTTCCAGACCGTCGAAAGGGCGGCGGGGCAGTCGTTCGTTTGTAAAAATTGTCGGCGTACGTATCGTAAAAAATCAACGAGCGGTTCCGGCGTTATCGCGGGGCCGGTTTATCATCGAACGAAGGAGTTATAAATTATGAAAGACACTTGGACTGTCGCCTACCGCACGGCGCGATGCATGCGCCGCGACGGCACGACGACGTTTTACACCGGCGGCGCCGCTGCGTGGTCGTTGCACGTCCAAACGCTGGTAATTGCCTGCCGCCTGTGCGGCGTGGCGGTCGTATGACCATGCAAATTAAAGGAGCTATAAAAATGAGCGATACAGTAATCGAGTTTAAGGTACTGGGGAGAGATGTACGCTATACGATTAACGATCTAGGCAAAAGCGAACGCCTTGAATTCGACGGCGTGGTCTTGGTCGATTCTTGGGGCGGCGGGCTGGGGCCGTGGGATACCCAAGAATGGGGTGTTGCGCGCATTTTCAGCGGCGCGGCGCGGTCGGCAGCAGAGCATAAGGTGCTGCGCGACTATGCCGAAAGCCTGTTGGCGGGCCTGCTCGTTGGTATTCCGGAAATTTATAAGGAGATGGAATCATGCAATTGACACTCGAAGAAAACGAACGTGCGGCGTACGCGGCGGGCAATACGCCACTGGCGATCGCTTGGGGTAAACTTATCGACCTAGAGCAGGAACGGCTACAGCTACGCGACCTGCTGCGCGACGCGATCGACACGCTCGGCCATTGCCTACCGGTTATTGATGCCCACCGGCGGGCGTCGGGCGGCGATGGCGACCTATCGGCGATGAACGCGCGCGCGCTAATCGAGCGCGTAACGGCGGCGCTGGAATGATAGCCCTCGCTGCGCTATTATTCGTCGCGCTACTGGCGATTATGTTTGACCTGTAGTTAGTTACCACCACCAAAAAAGAGGGGGGCCATAGGCGCCCCCTTTCTTATTTGACCGACGCTAGCGGTGTCTTTTTTAACGCGTCGGCCAGCGGCGAGCCTACCGGCAACTCAACCAGGCGGCGCAGCTCGCTCTTGCTGGCGTGGATTAATTCCGGCGCGCAGTAGACATGGCGCCGAGAGGGTAGCTCCGCGCTCGCCACCCTACCGCAGTCCAGCCAGCGGCATTCGAGCAGGGCGTGGTGCAGGGCGGGCGCGGGGATGCGCTGGCCCGGCGCCAGCCCGGCGCGCAAGGTCAGGTCAGCACACAGGACGTGGAACGGGGCGCTGATGACACCCGATTCGAACGGCCCCTCGCGGTCGCGTATCATCTGGCACAGGACAGACTCGGCGGGCGACTGACCGTTAGCGATAAGGCTTAACTTGTATTCGGTGACCAACGGGGTGGCGGCGGGATTGAACGCCGACACATCGCGACGGTAGAGCCATGCGGCGATGGCCTCGTAACCGCCCGACTCGAACCAGCGCCACATCTGCGCGCCGCGCTCGGGCGGCTCCATGCGCGGCAGGTCTGACCAGACGCAAAACCAGCGCCTATCCTGCGTATCCAGCACCAGCGGCACCCGATCGTTCGACGACGCGATGACCAAGCACCGGTTGACGACGTTGTAGGGGTGCTGCATTTTCTTGTTCACGACGATCATGTTCGGGGGTGCTGCGATGATGCCCTTCAGGTGGTTAGCCAGGGCGCGGCGCTCTTTCGCCTCGCTCTCGCGTAGCTCGTTCAAAATGATGACCTCGGACTCGTAAGCGTAGCCCCACTGCGATTGCATCGTGGTGTTGTTGAGTTCGCCCTTGTTGCGGCCATCACCGCACACCGCCCATAGGAACGGCGCCCAGAAGGTGTCCTTGCCGCTGCCTTGATACCCGGCGATGAGGATCGCGTGGTTGACCTTGACGCGGGGGTTTTGCAGTTTGCAGGCCATCACATCAAAGATATGCTCGCGCTCGGCCTCGACAGGAATTAGGGCGGCGCAGTGGTCGAGCCAGAGGGATATATCGGCCACATGGCTGCGGTTGACCGGCGGGCGGGCGTCGCGCCACATGTTGCCGTAGACGTCACCGTCACGCGTCACCAGCACGTCGTCGCCGGCGCTGTAGGTCACGCCAACCAGCGCCGGTGCGCCCATCGCTTGCCGGTTCTCGTCGTAACAAATGCTCGCCTCGACGCGGCGGGATTTGCCCTTGGCGTCGGTGTGGATCGAGTAGCAGGGGATGTGACGGAACAGGGCGTTAAAGACCGTGCGCGGGAGGTGGTGGCGCTCCTGCATATCGAAGAACGCCTCGTCGGACTGGATATACGCGAAGCGGCCATACCACGCGGCCTTCTCGGTGCGCCCGATCTCTTTGCGCTCGACGGCGGCGATCATCGCCCCCGCGTCCGTGGCTTCGCTGAACAGGTCGCCCGGCTTCAGTTTAGCCAGCGCGGCCTGCATCACCGGCGCTAACAGTTCCGAACGTAGCCCCGGCGCGTGTGACGGCCCGCCCTGCGACGCCACCCAGGTCAGGAAGGCGACGCTATCCCACTCCAAACAATGCTCGTGCAGGCATGTATAGGCCCGATTGACCGGCATGTAGCGGCCCTCGATCTCGCCCGTCGTATGGGCGGCGTTGTTGGGGCAGACCACACCCCACCAGCCGGCGCTGTTGCCGTGCGCGGTCAGGTGGCCGGCTTCCGACAACCACGCCAACACGTCGTCGGTGCCGTCGTCGTCGAGATCGACGCGGCGCACGGTGGCGGTGTCGGCGGCGGCGGGCGTCACGCCAAGGGCGGCGCAGATTTGCTCGACGGTGAACTCGCGCTCGGGATGGAATTCGGTCAGGACGCTGGCAAAGCGGTTGCGGCCCGGTTTGATGTTGACCGACCCCGGTATGCGCCAGTTCCGCACGGCGTTGATGGCGCCACCGTCGGTGTATCCGGCCTCGGCAAAAGCGCGCTCGGCGGCGTTGGCTACCCCCACCGGCACCTGCTCGCTCAACACCCACGCCCATTGGTAATTACCGTGAGAGGTTTCAATAATCCATGTCGGGGGCAGCGGTGGTATCTTGCTCTTAGTGCCCACATCGTCCACGGCCAGAAACGTAACGTGCGTGCAATTGGCGGTGGTGGCCGACAGGCCACCGGTCATACGGTCAAGGATGAAGCTGCCGCTGCTGACATACCACGCCCCACCGGCCCGACGACGGACGCTCGGCAGTTGCGGTATATAACCGCCTCCTTTTTGGTGTACAAACAACACAGTCTCACCCTCGGGGGCCAAGCTGGTTACAAAGTCAATAAAATCCATGTTATAGTACCCTTTGAGTTGGTGGTTGGTCTGGCGGCTCACGGTTCCTCCCCGTGGGCCGTCGCTTTATTTACGGTGACCGCAAAACATTACTGGCCCCAATCGTTGCGACATCTTATTTATCTGATCCATTTGCTTATCGGATAACTGCCGCCCCAATTCGATGCGGGCTAGGCAAGAATCAATTATTGATCGTTCCATACTATTCTGATCTGGACGTTGGCTAAATTTATTGCCCGCGCAAATGCCCATACATTTTTCGTAAGCACTTGCCAATTGCTTTTCGTAGTCGTTGTTGTCAGTATCTTGGGCTAATGCGGCTTGTTTTCGTGCGTCAAAAAATGCGCCCGTAAAAATCATTTTCCGTACCTCGTTTGCACCTTGATCTCAACGCCTAACGGCAGGCCAGCGGCCCATTCGGGCGGCGTACACATCACCTCCCGCATCCGTGCCACCGTCGCCTCACCCATGCGCTCGGGGCACTCAACAACAATTTCGTCATGTACTGTAAGTACGATTTGATATTCTTCCCCCTCTAACACACGCATTGAATGGCGCAGAATGTCGTTCGCGGTCGCTTGTGTGATGTTTTCAACAGCCAAGCCGCGCCACAGACGGGCGCGCGGCCACTCGGTCGCGTCAGCCGCCGGTTTCCACGACGCCTTGGCGTACGACACACCATCATTTTCTAAGCGGGCGAAGGGGTAGCATAGCACTCGCCCCGAAGGTAGGGAATACCAAAGGTGCTGACCATCGTAGAGGTAACAGACGCGCCCCGCGCGGCACTCATGCCCCTTGTGTCGCAAGGCGCGGGTGTAGGCCGCCTCCAAGTCTTGGCCGTGCTTCATCGCCCACGGGTTAGCGCGGCGCCAGGTGCTGATGGCGCGGGCGATCTCTCCCTCGGTCATGCGAACACCGTAGACACGGCCAAAGGTTTCAAACGAGCCAGGCCCACCGAGGAAGCCCAACGCCAGCTCTTGCACCTTGCCGACCTGCCGCTGCATGTCGGTGACGTCGTTGTAGGCCACGCCGAACGTCGAGGTCGCGTTGACCTTGTAGGGGTCGAGGCCCGACCGGAACACGTCGAGCTTGGCTTCACCGGCGGCGCAGTTGGACAGCCACGGATTGACGCGGCCTTCAATCGCCGCCCAATCTGCGACGACCAGCACATTACCGGCGGCGGGCATCAGCGCGGGGCGTAGCATCCCCTTTAACACGTCGGTGACGCGCTTGCCGTAGTGTGGCACGATTTGGTGCCCGCGCACCATTGCTTGGCGCACGGCGTCGGGTTCCTTCGCGCACTTGCGGGTGAAGTTATGCACCTGAGCGCCGTAGCTCGACGCCCGACCGGTAGCCGAACCACCGGCAAAGACAAAGGCACCACGAACGCGGTTGTCCTCCACATCGGCCAGATCGGCCAGCCGTTTGAACTTGGCGACCGAACTGGCCCACAAGTCATCCGCGCACTGGATCACATCGGCCACGGCTGCGGGCACCTCGTCGGGGTTTTCCTCGGCCAGCAGCAATAGGTTAGCGCGCACGGTCTTGTCGATCGAATACTTGACCGCACCGTCTACGTGCAGGGTCATCAGTTTGATGGCTTCGGGGCCAACACGGGCCTGCACCCAGGCGCGCATCTTCGGTGACCGGACACTCGTAATTTCGCCCTCGGTCACCTCACTCACGATTTGCTGGATTTCGATCAGCTCGGCGTCGGCGTAGGTCATGGCGGCGCGGCACAGTGCGGTGTCACATAACACGCCACGGTCGTTGATACGCTCGTTGACGTGATAGTCGGCTAGCTCCTCGTCGGACAGGTCACGCATACTGGTGCTAATCTCGCGCATCGCACGGACATCCTGCTCGCAGTAGCGCACCATCTCGGCCATCAGGTCGGGGTCGTGGTTGAAGGTGCCGTCAGCCCGCGGGATCGACAGTAGACGGATGAGCTGCGCGCCGCGATGGTCTTTCTTCATGGACGCACCGGCGAAGCGGCCTACATCCTCCAGACTGCCCGGCGCGCAGTTGGCGCGGGCTTGGGCGGCGGTGCAGTAGAACTGCTCCAAGGGCGGCTCGGGAATACGGAACTCAGGACACAAAACATACCAAAAAATCAAACGCTCAAACGCGGCGTTGTGAGCGCGGATTTGCGCGTCGCCAATCGCGGGGAAGGTGTCACCGGGGCGCCACGTCTGCACCTCGCCACCGTCGAACGCGTAGGACATGCACAACACCTCGGTCGAGGCGTCGCGCGCGTAGTTGTAAACGCCAGCCGCCGGTAGGTTACACCGGCTGCGGGTTTCAAAGTCAAGCCAGATCACTTTCTAAGCTCACGTCGAACCATCGACCACATAGTCCGTGCGTGGATTAGCTCCTTCGACGCAGTGGGGCCAAGCGTGTAACGCCACATTTGCGCGAATGTCTGTTCCCGGTTAGCTTCTTGGTACGCTTTTTTCGCCGTGGATACTTTTTCCCTGTTGGCCTCGTACCATGCTTTGCAGGCTGCCAATGATTTTTCCCTGTTGGCCTTGCGCCATGCTTTGCAGGCTGCCAATGATTTTTCCCTGTTGGCCTCGTACCATGCTTTGCTGGCTGCCGCTGCCTGTTCGGGGTTGGCCTTGTAGTACGCTCTACTTTTCGCCGCTAGCTTTTCGCGGTTGGCCTTACGCCATGCTTTAGTTGACATTTTTAAGCACCAAGGTGGACGGAGCGTTGAGAAACACCGCAGTCGCCAGTTCCAACTGCTCGGCCTTCAGGAACTTGCCACTGATGTTAGCCAACTCGCTGGCGGTCTTGAGGTCTACGGTGCCAGCCTTGACTGCTTCGTAGAGGTCGCTCATATCTTGCTTAATGTCGATTAGAGTTTTCATGGTTTACCTTAGATTAATGTGTGAGTAAAAGCGGGGGCCGAAGCCCCCACCCTTTTTACGCCGCGACCCGACGGCGACGGCCAGCCGGTGCTGCTGCCGGTTCCGGCGCGGGGGCCGGTGCCGGTGCTGCTGCCTCAACTGCTGCGGGGGCCGGTTCATCCCCGTTGATGCTCACCCACTCCAACACTTTAAAGATCGGGGTGTAGATGCGGCCATACGACTTGTGCTGGTAATGCTCGGTGTCCAGCTCGACCACCGGCACGGGCTTGGCTTGGTCGGTGTCCACCTGTCCGGCAATGGCGACGGCCAACGACTGCACTGCGCGCTTGCCGCCCACTGACGTGGTGGTGAAGCGCGCTTCCATCCCGGCGTCCTCACCGTTCAGGCACTTCAACGACATGCCGACCTGGGTTTCCCAACCCTTCTTAGCACCCGGCGGTGCGGTGTCCAGTTCCGGCAGCGGATCGCTGACCGAGGCCATCTTTTCGCCCAACACCTCGCCGTCACCCCACGCAATGAAGCCGTGGACGAACGAGAACGGATTGACGGCCCACTGCGAGCCTTCTTCGATTTCCGTTTGGTCTGCACCGAAACACCAGTGGCCGGTCTTGTCCATCTTGAGGATGACAACACCGGCGGGGCCAACGTCGGCCTCCAGTTTGCGAAGCGACGTCGAGAGCGACGCAACAGCGGGGAGTTTTGCACCTGCAAAAGTTACGATATTCGTAGTCATTTTAATGTCCTTTATACAAGTTTAGTAAGGGCTGCGGTCAACTGCTGCCCGATTTGCAAAACCTCTGGCCTCGGATCACTCTCCGGCGCAAAGGTTGTTCCAGCTGACACCGATGCAACCAGGTCATCCGGTAACGCTTGTTTCGACGGCTTCAGCAGTTTCTCTGCTTGTGCCGGTGAAACCAATTCCAATTTCACGGGATCGATGCCCATCGCGGCCAGTGCTTTATTGGCCTTGCCTTCATCGAGCCACTTCCGCACACTACGCTTGGCGACCAGTTTGTAGCCCGGCACCTTGGCGCCGCCCTCCATCATGGTCATCGCCAAACCGCGCAGGTCTTTGATCCAGTCCTCCAGCAGATCGGCGTTGCCGAGATACGCGCCAATCGTTTCGGCGGGCAGGTTTTCTAACTGCACCTTGACCGCACGGTCTACGGCACCCGTCATTTTAGGGCATAACGGTTTCGCGTTACACCACCGGCAATGATCGCCCACCACGATGGCCGCGTCGGGCATGGCGCTGGCCTTGACCG